TGGAAAGAGAAAAGAAATGGGAATGGGTAGGCGATTGCCAGCTCGGTCCGTATATTTTCAGCGTCTGGGATCGCTATGAAAACTTCAGGTGGCGGTACGCGATAACGCAGGGTCGCTCATACCCGCAGCCCGAGGAGGAGGGGCAGCCTGGACCAAAGTGGCGTGTGCTTTGCCAATTGCGAGCAAAGTACCCTTATCAATTTTGCTGGATTGCATTTGGCGACTACGAACGAGCGATTCACAGTTACTAGGGACGCTTTCATCGACCGCTGCATCGCGGCTGCCCGGGAAGTCTGCGACGAGTGTGGACTCTAATTAACACTTAACACAACGCTTGGACAGGAACAACAAACAGCAAACAGGAGGTAGTGCAATGGCAAAGCTGGCGATTACGACCGTTCACGGACTCAATCCCTTCGACTGTGTGTCAGCACTCCAGAAATTCATTCGCCGGGGGATGGAACGCGAGGCCGGGGCGATCGCCTTTCAACTCGGAATGACCAACAAACAGATGTTTTCGTGGCTGTGCAACAGGCTCCGGGTGATCAGTCACGAGGACATCGGGCTGGCCGACATGCAGGCCGTCATGTTCACGGAAACCGCGATCAGTCAGGCGGAAAAGGTTTACCCGAAACCGGCGTGGCGTCTGATGATCGGCAACGCCATTCGCGCGCTCTGCCGCGCTCCGAAATCGCGGGAGGGGGACCACTACCAGGCAGTGTGCTGGTACTCGCAGGAAATCGAGGGAAACATTCCCGAAATTCCGGAGTGGACCATGGACGGGCACACGGCCTACGGGAAAAAACGAAACCGGGGGATCGAGTACTTTAAGCAGGTGTCGGCGGTCCTCAAACCCGAACCGGCATACGACCCCTACGAGGCCGACGCCTACCGGCTGTGGGAGCTAAAACAACAACGCGGGGAAAACGACGACGACGACAGCGAGGGCGGGGAAGGAACCACAACTCAAGGACGGCTGTTGTAACGCAAACGCAAACGCCACTCGGACCGGGTGGGCCGTCATGTGCGCTCGCATGGCGGTCCACCTTTTCGCCTCTGTGTGCTTCTCTCTTGTTGTGTGCTTCTCAAAACACCCTCCCTTGCAACCGTCTAACCGTCTATCGGTTTATCCGTATATGTTCTATGTTTAGTAGTAGCAAGACGGACGGACCTGTACCCCGGATTCCTCATGTCTGATGACACCATCGCAAACTTACTCCAACGGCAGCGGGAGCAACGCAAGCAGATTGCCACGCTCAAACGGCTCCTCGATAAACTGACGGCGGGACATGGTGTTTCGGCAGCCACCGACGGGGCCGATTCATCGGTGGCCTACACGGAACACCGCGAGCGGGCCGCGAGACGCCAACGGCAGTTATCGCAGTCGGGAAGGGAGATCGCGCCGCTTCCCCCGGTCGCCGACCCGGAGCGGAGGGAAGCCTGTGCCCGGGACTTCCAACGTTTCTGTAAAACGTACTTCGGGAATGTCTTCGCTTTACCGTGGTCGAAGGATCATCTGGCGGTCATTCGGAAGATCGAACGCGCGATCATCGAAGGGGGCCTGTTCGCGCAGGCGATGCCCCGCGGATCGGGGAAAACGAGTCTCGCAATGGCCGCCGCGATTTGGGCAGTGTTGTACGGGCACCGCCGGTTTGTGTGCGTGGTCGCGGCCTCGTCGGAACGGGCTGTGGCACTCCTTCAGGCGATCCAAGTGTGGCTCGAAACCAACGACCTCCTGCTAGCGGATTTTCCGGAGTCTGTTTATCCGATTCGCCGGCTGGAACGGATAAACAACCGACAGAAGGGGCAGTTGTACAAGGGGCAGCCGACCCGCCTCGTCTTCACCGCCGATAAAATCGTCTTCGCCACAATCCCCGGCAGCCCGGCATCGGGGAGCGTTATCACCACCGCTGGCATGAAGGGATCAGAGTTACGCGGCCAGTTACACGTGTTACCGGACGGCACTGTGACGAGACCCGATCTGGCGATCATCGACGACCCGCAAACGCGGGAATCAGCGTACTCAGTGTCGCAATGCCGCCAACGGGAGTCGATCATCACCGGCGACGTGCTCGGCATGGCTGGACCGGGGAAAAACATCTCGGCCATCCTGTGCTGCACTGTCATTAGGCCGGGGGATTTGGCCGATACCCTACTCGACCAAAACCGGCACCCCGAGTGGCAAGGCGAACGGACCCAACTCCTCTACGAGTTTCCGTCGAAGATGGAACTGTGGCACAAATATTGGGACCTTTACTCGGACGGACTCCGCAACGGGGGAGATGTATCCGCGGCAATCGACTTTTACAAAAACAACCAGGCCGAAATGGACGAAGGGGCGGTTGTCGCTTGGCCGGAACGAAAAGACACTAACGAAATCAGCGCGGTGCAACACGTCATGCATCTCTTCTTTCGCGACCAGGCGGCGTTCTGGGCCGAGTATCAAAACAAACCGTTCTTACTCGACGCGGGCCACGAGGGAAGGGAACTCACCGCCGACGCGATCAGCGACAAGATCAACAACATCGCACGCGGCGTTGTGCCAGCCGGGGTGCAGTCTGTGACGTGCTTCATCGACCCTCACCAATCGCTCCTGTATTGGATGGTGACAGCCTGGACCGCGGAGTGCAACGGTTACATCGTCGATTATGGTACGTGGCCTCCACAACCCTACGGCTATTTCAGGATGCATGACGCGCCTAACCGCCTCTCGACGCAATACCCGGGGAGAACGCTGGAAGCGCAACTCTACGCGGGGCTAACGGACCTGACGGCCAACCTGCTGGCACGCGAGTGGCCCGGCGAAATCTCCTCACACGTTTTTCGTATCGAGCGATGCCTCATCGACGCCAATTGGGGGCAGTGCACGGACCTCATCTACGAGTTCTGCCGACGCAGCCCGCACGCTCCGATCATCCTGCCAAGCCACGGACGTTATATCGGGGCGAGTAGTCGCCCAATCCACATGCAGGGACAGCGACCTGGCGAGAAGATCGGTTTGAATTGGAAGCTCGCCATCTCGCAACAACGGCACATTCGGTATATCGTCTTCGACGCCAATTTTTGGAAGTCCTGGGTGTATTCGCGGCTCGAAACACCCATCGGGGAGCGGGGCTGTTTGTCGCTCCCCGGGAGCGATCGGCAAACCCACCGCATGCTCGCCGATCATATTGTCGCCGAATACCGAGTGCCCGTGACATCACGGGATCGGACTGTTGATGAATGGAAACCGCGACCCGGCAACCCGGATAACCACTTGTTCGATTGTCTTGTCGGCTGTTCGGTGGCCGCCTCACTCATGGGCATTAACCTCATCGAACGACCACCCAAAAAGAAGGTTGCGTTTTCACAACTGCAACGACAACGGAGGGGAATCGAGCATGGACGATAATGTCTTCAATGTCTTCACCGGCAACGGTTTGCCACCGCACGACGTGCCGCCTGGCCCGCCACCAGAGGACGATGGATCGAACGGCCACATCGGTTTGCTCTGCCATCGGTGCGGTTGCCGACATTTTCGGGTGATCTACACACGCCGCCGACCAAGCGGCGACATCCTACGCCGGCGAGAATGCCGCCACTGCGGGACGCGAATCGTCACTATCGAGAAACACGCGACCAAGTGGGACTGGTAACAACGGCCTCATTCTTCGCGGATGGAGTGTGTAGTTCCATATCTGGAATAGGTGCCGGTTGTGGATTCGCTGATGTCTGTCATGATACGGAAAACTCGATCATATGGGGGAAGGAAAACGCATGGCGGACGAAACGGACAGCCAGCAGCTCGAAAACGCGATCCTCAACAACGCGGTTGGCCCGGCCTCTGCGGATACCGAGGGTCTCCGGGTTACGCAACACAACCTCAAGGATCAGATTGCGGTTGACAGATACCTGGCCAGCAAACGCGCTGTGCAAAAGGGAGGCCTGGGGATCATCCTGAAAAAACTCTCGCCACCGGGGGCCACCTGATGTTTGAATGGATCAGCCAACTTTTCGCTCCACGTGTCCCGCGGCGACGGGTTAGGCATACCATTCTCGCGCGCTACGATGCAGCCCAAACAACGGTCGAAAACCGCCGCCACTGGGCCGCCGCCGACAACCTGTCGGCCAACGCCGCCAACTCGCCGGAGGTCCGTAAGATACTCCGCGCCCGGGCGCGCTATGAAGTCGCCAACAACAGTTTCGCGCGTGGCATCGTCAACACCATCGCCAACTACACCATCGGCAGCGGACCGCAGCTCCAAGTCCGCACCGACGACAACACGATCAACGACGCGCTGGAGCGAGCGTTCTACGAGTGGGCCGACGAAATTCGGCTCGCCGAAAAACTCCGCACAATGCGGATGGCCTGTGTGCAAGATGGGGAAGCCTTCGCCATCCTCAAAACCAACCGGGGGCTGGAGTCGCCGGTTAAACTCGATATGCAACTCATCGAAGCGGACCAGGTGACGACGCCGGGAGTCACGACAACCGAACCCGGCCAAGTCGATGGCATTGTCTTCGACGAGTTCGGCAACCCGAAGGTTTACAGCATTCTCCGCAATCACCCGGGGGACCCGGGGATCGGGCTTTCGATGCAAGCCGACCGGGTGAAGGCCGAGTTTGTGATCCACTATTTTCACGTGGACCGCCCCGGGCAATGCCGCGGCATTCCGGAGCTAACCCCGGCACTCCCCTTGTTCGCTCAGTTGCGACGTTACACCGCCGCGGTTTTAGCCGCCGCGGAAACCGCCGCCGACATTGCCGCCGTACTCCAGTCCGATTCGCCGGCCTACGTCTCCGACGAACAATCGGTTACGCCGTTCGATGTTGTCGAGTTGGAACCGCGAATGGCGACCGTTCTCCCCGCCGGGTGGAAGATCGGTCAAATCGAGGCTCACCACCCCAGCACGACGTACAGCGAGTTTGTCAGGCAGATTCTCTGCGAGATCGCGCGCTGTGTGAACATGCCGCTCGCCGTTGCCCTCGGCGATGCAAGCCAACACAATTACGCCTCGGGCCGACTCGATTACCAAAACTGGTATCGAGCGCTCAAGGTCGAGCGGTCCCTCATCGAACGAAACATCCTAACGCCTCTGTTTCGGGCTTGGCTGAATGAAGCGATTCTAGTGAGCGACCTTCTCCCCATTCGGATTCGCACAATCCCATTCCGGCAGTTGTATCGCGAGTGGTTCTGGGACGGCTTGGAACACGTGGACCCGGTGAAAGAAGCCACCGCCCGCAAGATTCTCTTGGAGGCGAACCTCACGACGCTCGCCAACGAGTGTGCCCGCGACGGCAAAGACTGGGAGTTTGTGCAGCGACAACGGGCCAAGGAAATCGCTCTCCAGCGGGAACTGGGGATCATCTCCGAGAGTCTCCCGACGCCGCTTGGTGTGGAGGACAGCGATGATGACACATGACACGACGCCCCGGATGATCACAGCCCGGGCCAGGCTCAGCTTGAGCCGCCCGAAAAGCGATGACCCGGCGAGTACCCTCCGCCGCTTCCGGATTGTGGCCTATACGGGTGTGCCCATCCATGTGCGATTCTGGGACCTGCCGCTTGTCATCGACCTGGAGAAGCTCGATATCCCCAGCCAGACGATCCCGATCCGCTTCAATCATGATGGGAACACAGGGATTGGCCACACAGAACGGATTGCCATCGAGGATGGGCAACTGATCGCCGAGGGTGTGGTCTCGCGGGCCACCGCGGAGGCCCAGGAGTTTGTGGCCAGTGCCGAGAACGGCTTCCCCTGGCAGGCCTCGGTGGGGACGACGGCCGACAAATTCCGCGTGATTAACGAGAACACGACGGTCACCGTCAATGGCCAAGAGTTTTCCGGTCCCTTTTATCTTGTCGAGCAAGCCACCTTGCGGGAGATCTCTGTGGTGGACCTGGGGGCCGACAGCAATAGTGACGTGATGCTAACTGCCCATGCCGGACCCTCTTTCCTTGCAGGAGGTGATGTGATGAGTGATGCGACGCCGACTCCCCAAGATCATGGGAATGATCCCCAGGTGCAGGACCAGACGCCGGTCCAGGTCCCGGAGATCCAGGCCCAGGCCATCGAGCCGCAGGCTGTGGAACCGGCCCGTTACCAGGAGGACCTGGAGCGCTTCAAGGCGATTCGGGCCATCTTTGGACAGCGGACGGACCTGGCCGAGAAGGCGATCCGCGAGAAGTGGAGTCTTGAGCAGTGCCAGATCGAGGCCCTGCGGGCCGAACGGCCGCGGGGACCGGCGATCCTTGCCACGAGTGAGCCCCCGACGACAACCGGTCTTCTGGAGTGTGCCGTCCTGATGGCCGCCCGCTACCCCGACCTGGAGAAGACCTTTGACGAGGGGACCCTCCAGGCAGCCGAGCGCCGCTACAAAGGCCGGCTTGGGCTGCAAGAATTGATCATCGAGGCCGCTCTCGCTAACGGCTACCGGGGCCGCGCCACGCGGGTCGATTCCGACATTCTGCGAACCGCGTTTCAGCCGCAGATCGCCGCCGGATTCTCGACGGTCGATATCGGCGGGATTCTCTCCAGTGTCGCCAATAAGTTCCTCCTGCAAGGCTTTTTCTCGGTGGAACGGACCTGGCGGAATATCTGTGCCGTGCGGAACGTGCGGGACTTCAAGGCCGTCAAGTCGTATCGCCTCATCGGGCGGGATCAGTATGAGCTGGTCGGACCAGGGGGGGAACTGAAACACGGGACCCTGGGGGAAGAGGCCTTCGAGAATCGGGCCGACACCTATGGCCTGATGCTGACCATCGACCGCCGGGACATCATCAACGATGACCTGGGGGCGATCACCACCATCCCCCGCAAGCTGGGGCGGGGTTCCGGGCTGGCCATCAACGACGTCTTCTGGAAGACGTTCATGAACAATGCCAGCTTCTTCACCGCGGGCCGCAAGAATTATGCCGCGGGGACCGATACGGTCCTCTCTATCGACGGCCTGACTAAGGCCGAACAGATGTTCCTTGACATGAAAGATGCCGACGGGAATCCCATCGGCATCAATCCCGAGATCCTCCTGGTGCCGTCCTCGCTCTCCGCTTTGGCCAGCCAGATCATGAAATCAACGGAATTGCGGATTACGGCCTCCAATACGACCTACGGCGTCTCCAATCCGCACGCCGGGAAGTTCCGGGTGGAGATGAGCCGCTACCTTGCCAACACGAATTACACCGGCAACTCGACCAAGGCGTGGTATCTCTTGGCCAATCCCAACGACCTGCCGGTGATCGAGGTCGCCTTCCTTAATGGCCAGGAATCGCCGACCATCGAGACGGCGGAGGCCGACTTCGCCGTGCTCGGCATCCGCATGCGGGGCTACCACGACTTCGGCGTCGCCCTCCTTGATCCGAAAGGTGGGGTGAAGATGAAGGGTGAGGCCTGATCTGTTGGGACCATGACTCAATAGGGAGACAAAACCATGACCACCTATGCTGTGTTTCTTCAGGATGGAAACAGTATCGACTACACGCCAACGTCAGACGTGCAACCTGGCGATGTCATCGTCCAGGGGAGTCTGGTCGGGATTGCCACCCGAGCGATCCCCGCCAATACGACCGCGGGGCTGGCCATCCGTGGGGTGTTCCGGATCACCAAGCTCAGCACGGATAACGTCACAGCGGGTGAGGTCCTCTACTGGGACGCACAAAACAAGCGGGTGACGACGACCGCTACCGGCAACAAGCGGATCGGCCTGGCCGTGGCCGCCTCGCCTTCGGGCCAGGCGACTGCCGACGTGCTGATCAATAGCTGAGAAACGGGAATCGATCGATGGATGCACTCCTCAGTTCTGGAGTTGACACGCTCGTCGCCACGATCCGCCAGCTGGGAAGCAGTGTTACCTACTGGCGGGCGAGTCAGTCGGTTAGCGTGCGGGCATCCACTAGCAAGACCCGCTTTGAGGTGGACGACGGTTATGGCGGGACAAGGGTGGTTTGGACCGATATGACCTTCCTTGTCCCCGCCGCCGACCTGGTGATTGACAGTCAACAGATCACACCCCAGCGGCACGACATCATCGAGCTGGCAAACGGCCGCCGTTACGAGGTCCTGGCCCCCGCCGGGCAAAACGAGTGGGAATACGCGGACCCTTTTCAGAAGATTATCCGGATTTACACGATGGCCATTACCTAGGAGAGATTCATGGAACGGTTACGGATTCTGGATGTGCTCGCCGTTGTGCGGGCGATAAGGGATGCCGCCAAACTAATTGCACCGGAGGCCTTCCCCGACCTCAATGACCCGGCCAGCCTCTACCGCTGGGGCCATGCGGTCCTGTCCGCCTGTGCCAAGGCGGTCACCCTCACCCAGACCAAGGTCGATGACGCGATTGTGGCCTGGCTTCTCGCTCACCCCTTTGCCAGCGAAGAGGCCTTCCGGCCCTATTATCAGTTCTTCAAGGTGGTGATCGAGGCCGTCATGGGCGGGCGGTCCGATACCGAAACGGCCCAACTTGTCGCCGCCACGCTCCCGCCGCGGGATATTGAGATGCTGCTTCCCGCCACGGCCCCGATGGAAGGATCGCCGATTGATAAGGTGATTCTCCTCGTGCGCCTTGTCCGGTTGATCCTAGACATCTTTGGGCCGACCGCGACAAACACATAATCACAGAGGGAAGACGCCGATGCACGTTCGCAACCTTCGCACGTTCACCATCGTAAGTCTCGGGATGCTGGCCGTCGTCTGGACGCAACTCAGCGGATGCACGGCCAGGTTTGCCCTGGGGGACGGTCCCCAACTGGCCCAGCGCGTCCCTTTCACGGTCCCCCTAGCCGACGGGCAGACGGGGACGGGCCTGATGCTCGACGCAAAACAACTCCTGGTGGCCGCGCCCGGGCAACCGCCGGTGTTGACGTTCTTTGAGGTGATACCTCTTTCGCCGACGCCTCCTGTCCCGCCTACTCCAGAACCAACACCGCCCAAGCCGGAACCGCCGGCCCCCGTTCCTGTCCCTCCGGGACCCGGCGCCCTCGAGCTCTTGTGGATCGAGGAAACGGCAGCAAGGACGCCGCAGCAGGCCAGGGCGATCACGGACCGCGCCATCCGTGAGGCCCTGGCCAACGCCGGGTGGTCACTGCGAGTGGTGGACCAGGACATCACCGACGAGACGGGAAAGACCCCGCCGGAGCTGGCCCCGGCCATCACCGCCGCCAAACAGGCAGGTCTGCCCTATCTTGTTGTTCGCTCCCGCGATGGGGCGGAGGTCTATGCGGGGAAGGCCCCGCCGGACTTGACGGCCTTCCAGACCTTACTTAAGCGACTCGGGCTTCGCATCAGTGGCCAAGCGAACAAATCCCAAGATAAAGATGCTTGCCCGACCGGCCAGTGCCCAAGCGGAAACAACACCCGGCAGCGGGTCTATCTCTTCCGCCGACGGTAAGGCAAGCGATCCCAGTAGAAGACAAAGAGTTGGACAATAGATGCAGAGTAAAACCCATGATTGTCTATGACCTGTATATCCGGGAAGGGAACCGCGAGTATCACCTGGGCTGTCTCCCCAGGCGGGCCGAGGTGGGAAGCCTCTTCCCCACCCTGGAGAGCCGCCCCGAAACCCCACTCATTCCCCGGGAGAAGTGGCAACCGATCGACTTTCGCCACCTTGTGCCGAAGATTCTGGACCAAGATGGGACCAACGCCTGCAACGCCTTTGCCGCCGTGCAGGCCTTGCATGTGATTCGGGCCGAGGCGGGTCTGCCCTTTGTCGAACTCTCGCCGGGGAATCTCTACGGGCAGATCAACGGTGGGGCGGACCGCGGGTCTCTGTTGGGCGACGCGGTGCGGGCCCTGGCCGATAGCGGTGTATGTAAGGCCGACACCGTCTCGCCGCTCCAGTGGCGACGCTCCCGCTGGCCCAACAACTGGCGTGACGAGGCCAAACGCTTCCGCATTCTGGAGGCCTACGACTGTCCTAGCTTCGACCACATTGCGAGTGCCATCCAGTACGGCTTCCCGGTGGATTTTGGAGTGTTTGTTGGCGGGCGCTTTCGGCCTCATCCGGAGACCGGCTGGCTGCCGGAGTACCTGGGCGGTGGTGGCGGCCATGCCATGTGCGGCGTGGGTCTGGCCTATCACGAAGGACACAAGACCTGGGGGATCATCGCCGCCAACTCCTGGGGCGAACAGTGGGGCCAGAAGGGCTTCTGCATCGTGCCGGAGAGTTATTTCCGACGGAACGCCTTCGCCGATGCCTGGGCCGTGCGTGGTGTCGTGGACCCAACGGGACCGGAGTGATCACGGAATGGATGACTGCGATTTCAAACACCGCTGTGAGCAATTGCTGCACCAGATGGAAACCCAGCGGGCCGAAGCGGCAGAGTTTATGAAAGAGCTGCGATCGTCGCTTGCGGAGATGCGGAGTCTCTATGAGGCGCATCACCGCAGACTCGCTGGCGTGGACGAATCTCTGACGCGGATCAATCACGAGTTGTGGGGGAATGGCCGAACCGGGCTCGCCGTTCAGGTCCGAGCGATCCTCTGGATTGCCAGTGGGACGCTCGGCTTCCTGGTGATCCTGGCCGCAGAAGTGTTTTCCAAGTGGCTCTGACCGATGAGTGCCATCCTCAAAGAGAATGCCGATGCCGTGGCCACGGCCCTCAATGCGGAGGCCTTCAGCCTTCCTTTCGCCGCCCAGGTCAGCTTCCGCCCGCGGGCCGAGGTGCGGGAGCGGAATCAACTGGCGGTCCTGGTGGTGCCGGGCAAGATCACATCCCAGCGGGAAAACCGCGGCCATCTACGTCGAACACTGGAGATTTACGTGGTCATCCAACGCCGTCTTTGGGATGAGGACGAGGATATCAAGGAGCTGCTCCAGTTGGCTGAGGAGATCGAAACGTTTCTCAACGGGCGAACGGTGGGGGGATGCTTCACTTGCACCCAGATCGAAATGGACCCGGCCTTTGTGATTGAGCATGTGGATCAGATGGCCCTCTTCACGACGGTCATGACCTCAACCTGGATCGTCAGAAGACAGTAAGATGCTCCAGCTTACCATAAAACAGGCAAAAGACTTCTTTTTCGACCGGCAGGCCGTCATCTCGGCGGTGGATAAGGCCAGTCGGAAGGTCCTCACACGGAGTGGGGCCCTGGTCCGTGGGATCGCCCGAAGGAGCATGAAACAGGTGCGACCCGACGCACCGCCAGCCCCGCCAGGCTCGCCGCCTCGAAGCCGGAAGGGGTTGCTCAAACGATTTATGTTTTACGTCTTCGACCCGTCCAGCAAGACTGTTGTTGTTGGGCCGGCGTTGTTGCCCGGTATGCGGCGTGACCTCACGATACCGCAACTCCACGAACACGGAGGGGAAACGCGGGCCGTTATTCGCGAAATCCGTTGGGAGAAGGGCCGCCGTCGAAGGGTCGAAACACGCAAAGGGAAACTCCGCTTTCCGCGACGCCCGTACATGGAGCCAGCGCTGGCCAAAGTTCGCCCCCAACTGCCCCAATTCTGGAAGGATGTCCTAAACCGATAAGGAGCCATGACCATGTCCACTGCCTCCGTTGTCCTCGGGCTGAACGCCAAGCTTTACCGTAACACGGGAACCCAGCAAAGCCCCACCTGGACCGAGATCGCGAACGTCAAAGACGTAACGCTCAACCTGACACTCATACACGGCGTCTCCCGAAGGCAATTCAGTACGCCGTTGAGCCTCGTAGGCAGGTTGTGGTGATCGGTCCTAATGTACAGCACTTCGGTACAGCTGGTGCCGCTCACGAGTTCGG